TCAAATCTACAAAACCTATCTCCTAACGTAAAAATTAATCCATGCACTTCAGCAAATTCGATTAATCCATTTGATAATTCGCGAATAAAAGGAACCTTGGAATGGTAGTCATAAAATAACTTTTTTGCTTCTTCAGAAGAGATCTCTAATTCTTTTTGTAACTTCATTTTTCCCATCCCATAGAACAGGCCAAGATTAATTGTTTTAGCCTGAGTCCGTGGAATATTCGCCATATCAGCTACAATTTTATGAAAATCAGTATTTGGATCTGCATTATAGGCAGTTGAAAGAGTTTCAATTCCAGCAAAATTGAATTTTGATGCATAATGAACTACAATCCGCGGTTCTTGTTGGGAATAATCAAACGATCCCCATGTACAGCCTTCTTCTGGAATAAATATTTCTCGAATTCTTTTTCCAATTTCTCCTTTAGCTGGAACCTGTTGTAAATTTGGATTAGACATAGAGAATCTTCCTGTAACCGTTCCTCCTTGATCCGATCGAATTTGATTAATATCTGCATGAATTCTACCGTTATGAACAAAATTTAAAAGACCTTCAACAAAAGCGTTCTTGGCCTTATCACATTCTCGTGCTCGAGCAATCATCCTTAAGTAATTATTCTTGTGAGTTCGTAAGTATTGCTTAGGAAGCTGAGGCATTTGAGATTTAGGAGTGGTTTTATAATCGGTTATTTTTTGTTGAATTAATAATTTTTTAATAGAAGCGGACGCCCATATATCTATCTTGATTCCTGTACCTTTGTGGATATCTTTTATAAGCTGGTCCCGTTCTGTTTCTAATTCGTTCCCAAATTGTTTCGCTTTTTCAACGTCTACACGAACTCCTTTAAATTTCATATCCACAAGACAAGGGAATAAATCGGTTTCTAATTTAAAGATTTTTTGTAGATCCTTTTTCTTTTTTGTTTTTTGATCACAATATAATGTTTCTCGTAATTTAGGTTCAAAGACTCTCCACAGTTTGAGGGTTAACCTAACGTCCTGTTCAGCATAATCCTTAACTAAACTATAGGGAAGTTTATGCATATTGTTGAGGGGATCTTTGATCCCATGTTTTTTTAAGGATTTATCTTGAAGATCGTATTTATATTTAGATTCAGTGAGATAATCTTTACTTATTGAATCTAAAGTATATCTCATTCTATTTTCATCGATAACAGATGCTGCAATCATCGTATCTAACAGTTCTCCCTTGGGCATTAAGCCAGTTTCAGCTCGAATCCAACATACGTCATACATTGCATTATGAAAAACTTTTTTAATTTTAGGATCCTGGAATAATCTCTCATTTAAAAGATCCCAGGTTTCTTGGATATCTAAATTATCTGAATTTGCATGCCGAATAGGAAAATAACATGTTTGTTTCCCTGTACAGACGGCGATACCACATACCTTTCCTATGCCTCTTACAGCTCCTGACCCTTTCTTTTTTAATTCTGGATCATAGGTTTCTAAGTCTACGGCAACTGTATCAACGTCGATTAGATTTAAATCTTCTACTCGAGGAGCAGTGCACATTATTTTTTCTCTGCCTCTTCTTTAGTAATCCCTGCATTACGATATTCTTCTTCTTCCGTCATGGGAGTCATGTCCGGATCTTTGGATTTAGTTAAAGTAAAACCAGGTGGCAAAGGTCTAAGATTTGGTTCGTCGCTATAGTCTCTTTCAATAATCATATCAATATAATGTTTAGCTTTCTTTAAGTCTTCCTTTCCTCCTTTATCCTTATGTCTGCAGATATATTTTATAGCATTCCCTTCTGCGAAAGGCAAATTATTTTTATTCGCAAATTCGCTGGGCTGAATTTTAAATTTTAAATAATGAGATCCTCCTATTTGTTTATCGTATATGTCCATAGTTTCCTAACTCCTTTCCAGTTTGAGATTTTAAAACCCATGCGTCGTAGATTCCCCGACTAAACATGGTATATAATAATCTACGTTGTACGAACAAAGGTTCAGCTTTATATCTGTACAAGGATAGGTCTCCTACTACATTATCAAAAGTCGTTCCTTTAATTTTATGTATGTTTCCATATTTAACTCTGATTTTTCCATCAGGATCAAATCCATCTTCTATGACTTTTCTAATGTATACCATTCTTTCTGTATGTTGTTTGGCATCACATCCTTTTGCACGTTTTCTTAAAAGATCAAAATATTTAACTTCTTTGACTGTAGGTTTTAAAAGCTGTGCCTGAATAAGTTCATCTACGGTATAATCTTTATTTATCCATTCCTCAAATTTAAATTTACCTTTACCACGAACAATCGCTTCACTTCCTAAATAGTCCCAAAAATGTTTAATTTGTTTTAAACTTTTAGGTGCCCCTTCAATAAAACTTGGCCATTCATCATGACACTTAAGTTCTTTATTAGAGACATGAGCACTGTTTGTAATGTGAGCATATTCTATACCATATTTATGGAAAAATTTTTTAAACCCCGCATCACTTGGTTTACCTCGATAAGCAAATATGAAGGTTTGTTTAGTGTTTTTTATTTTATCGATGAGGCTTTGTAAATTTTGAGAAGGATTAAGATCTTGGAGAGAATAAATATTTCCTTTTATATCAGGAACAGGTAACCATTTTCTTGTGTACCCATAATGTTTCCATACAGGGGCAATGATTTTTTTACAAAATGTATTGATAGCTTCTCCACATCGTTTCCCTTCGGTTAATTCAAGCCATGGGTTAGCTGATATTCGGTGGAAATAATCTGCATCTGAACCAGCCCATTCATAAATAGTTTGATCAGGATCTCCCACTAAATAGAAGTGTTCATCTTTAACGTTCTTGGCCATTTTAAAAACAGCTTTGAGCTGAGGACGATTAGTGTCCTGAGCCTCGTCTACAATGAGAGCTTCGATATCTGATTCAATATCCTTTTTGTTATATTCTGTAATCATATCGGCAAAGTCATATAATCTTTCTTCTTTTTTATAATTTTGATATTCAGTATTTAATTCTAAAAGTTGTTGTAAATGATAGGGAGTGTACTCACTTCGATCGGTACCTTGGTGAATCCAGTGTTCTTCTAATGAACGATCATGTCCATAAGCCGCTTTTATAAATTTAAAAAAAGCATGATCTTGATAAGGATTGGATCCAAACTTAGCGTATGAAAAACCTGTATGTCGTATACATAAATTTTTAAAATCTTCATTATCTTGTTCATCAAATACTTCGCGTCGCTCTAGTCTTTTTTTACAATAATGATGAATAGTACATATACGATCTTCAAAAAATTCTCTCCGACGTCCACTTTCTTTTACTTCAGGGAGATTTATAATAGCAGTTAGAATTTCCCCGACAGCGGTATTGGTATGAGAAATTAAAACAATTTTATCCGGATCGTATAGTTGAAAAAGTTCCCGATAGGTGTCTACTAAAAAGAAATGAGTTTTCCCTGTACCTGGAGGACCCACGACTACTCTAGGTTTGATCATCAGTTTTCTCCTTCATCTCTATTGCTTCTCCTTCAATAATTAAATCTTCTTTCGGAACTTCATATTTTGGAATACGCCAACGCACACATGATTTATTGTTAATTTTGCCTTTAATTTTTGCCGCCTTTAAAACTTTTTGAACCTTTAAAACTAAGTCTACTCTAGCCATTCTTATTCTTCTTTCCTCTAGATAATCTTCAAAATCATTGAGATTAAATTCTATGTATTTTTTTTCCATGCTAAAATAAGGACGTTTATAAATAAGCAAACTATTAGTATCTGAATGAGCTCCTTTTTTACTGATGTATTGACCAAAATGTTTAATAAAGACCATATCCTCAGCTGCTTCCTCTACGTACTCATCTGAAGTGGATCTTGCTTCAAATTTCATTTTCATAACTTTGTCAAAGTCCACAGGTTTCATTTTAGGAACCCATACAGCAGCTTGTTTCATGACTTCGTCATAGAATGGTATTTGTTTCATAAGAGTAGGTCCGTTTACTATTATCTCTATTTTTTTTGGTTTTCCTTCTACAATGGCATTTACTTGGACTAAATATCTATCTTGTCCGTATTCAAGAATCTCTCCTATTACAGCTGCATTTTGTATGACCTCATACCCAACCCCCACCCAGCTAAATAATTCTGAAATAATTTTAGGAGTACATCCAATAATTTCAGCTAGTTTAGGTATTCCAAAATTTTTTTGTGCGTCTTTTCCAGTGGTTCCTTTTTCTGCTCTGTCTTCTGCTTCGTTATCATCCGATACAAGAGCTAAATTATAAACAAACTCATTAACCTCTTCTTCGCTCCATTTAGTATGTTTTAATAAAACTCCTGCTACCGCTGTGCAATAACTATCTCTTTGACCTTGTGAAGCATAAAGAATACATAACGCCGTTGACAAAGCTACTTTTCTTAAATCAAGATTTAAATCACCTGGATATTCATTTACTCCTTCATATTTTTCCCATTCAACTAATTCATCAGCTTTACTGTGTTTAGATTTAGGGACTATAGTGTATTGACTACTTCCACTTCTAATTTCGCAAAGCGTTGCTCCATGTGGGAATTTTTCGTAGTAGTTTTTAAATTCTTTTGGAAGGGTAAATTTTTTAAAATCTAATTTACCTTTCCACCAATAATGACTTCTAGGATTAGAAGGTCTTCCAGAGATGGCACCGTCAGACTTAGCATATTTCTCTATAAATCTTTTTGCTAATTCGTTATCAATATCAAAATCAATATCTTCATCTAGTCTTAATCCGATCGCACAATGAGTGTATTTATTTTTCCATTCTTCTTTCGATATTTTAAAATTTGGATCTTGCCAATTTTTTACGATGGGCGTCCCCTTTAAACAAGGGATTATGATTCGATCTGAATCTATCCATTGCTCATAGGTATCCGGTGCCTGTTTATTTACTTTCTGCATAATAAGTTAATAGGGCGGGTTAAGTCTCCCGCTCCCGCCCCACTCCTCGGAGCTTATAAACTTAACGTTTTCCTTTTGGCTTCGTCCGGTTCAGGTTTAGCTTGCACTTCACCTTTTCCAACACGGTCAGCAAAAGTTTTTGCAATTTCGTAAATAGATTTATCAGTCACTGGACCTATCTTACTCACATCCCAACCAAACCAAGTTCCTTTGTCATTCGACATTTGAACTGTTTTTAGTTTATAAATGTGGCTATATGTAGGCGGTGTGAACAAACCTTTTTGTCCTTGAAGTTTTATCCCCATCATCATTGAGTTCCACTTTCTACTCACTTTTAATTGAGTAGCTTTCATAGAAATCAAAGCTGTTGTGGGAGTTTTCCCCAAGAGAATAACATAATGATTTGCAGTATTCTCAAGATAATTACCATTAGGTAATCGATCTTTGTAGGATTTATCCCGAGTTGTTTTACTCAGAATATCACTCGCAGCTGAATGTATTGCTACAGGTGCTCCTTTACTCTCTCCTCTGTCTTGCCACTCAACATAGTGTCTTTGGTAATAGACAGGCAAAACTTCTATCCCCTTACTTCCGTCATAATTTTCATTAGTAACGGTATTAAGAATCATGCCGGGTTGTGCTCCTTCGACATATTTCCCATGTTGTTTATTTACTTCGGGAGATAATTGTCCCAAGACTTTCAAAAACGGTAGCGCAAGATCTTCTTGCGAAATGTTTTGAGAGCCTTTGTCAGCATCAGCTTCGAATAAATTCGTAGATAATGCTCCTCCTGATTCACGTTTCGTGACGCTTTTTCCATTGTTCATGGTTATTGTTTCCTTTTAATTGTGGTTCGGTTTCCTACGAACACGTTAAAAATATCCGTTGGCATTTCTTTACCTGCTTCAGTACGCTCACGGACAAGAGCCTTCAGGGTCATAGGCTCAACCTTCAACTTTTGTGTCGGTTGAAACCCTTGACCCTTCGCAAGGTTAGCATATTCTGCCGCCTTGTTATCTTCATTCCGTCCAAAGGAAACGGTAATCTCATTTTTAATGATATCACCTAGGCCATTAGAACGAAGCCAATTATACGCCGCTTCTCTATTCCTTAAAGAGATGTTGGCTGCATAATACGGTTTTACCTCAACTGCAGATCCATCTGCAAGTTTGAGAGATGATAACCCCATTTCACTTAAAAGTGTAGGGATAATTTCACCTGAAATCTTTTCTGCTTCTCTCTTTTTATCTTTAAGAGACTCTTCATCAGTTTTTAATTGATCTTCTAAATCTCTTAGTTTTTTAACTTGATCAGCTAAGGACACTAGATTCTCTGTACGGTCTAGAACTTCCTCTTGATCTTTTTCAAAATTAATATCACTCATCTATGGTTCCTTTCTCATGTAAGTTAATTTCAATAGGGTAATATTTTCTTTCTTGTTTATCCCATTTGAGTAATTGATATTTTCCATTTGTCATGTCAGAAACTATAGAACAAGCAACACCAATAATAGCCGGATCTCCCGTAAGTAACAAGAAATCCTTAGAACGATAATTTTGTAAACCTTTTCTTAATTTAAAAATTAAAGGACCAGGTGAAAAAATAATTTGCGAAAGTTCAGGAAGTAAAAATTTAAATACTCCAAATTCAGCTGCTCCCATAATATTTATTTTAGGGCGCCCATCTCGAGTGCCTGCAATTTCTTGAATAACGTACACCGTAGGAGGTGTGGTTTTAATTGTTTTGTAATCTATACTTTCTGGCATTGACATTACATATAAGATATCCTATATATTAAGTCAATAGAAAGATGAAATATAAGTTTAAGACACCACCGTATAAGCATCAGCTTAAGGCATTAGAGATGTCTTGGAATAGGGAAACGTTTGCCTATTTTATGGAAATGGGTACGGGTAAAACTAAAGTACTTATTGATAATATGGCGATGCTTTATGATAAAGGGAAAATAAATGGGGCTTTAATTATTGCTCCTAAAGGGGTAGTAGGAACATGGTACACTCAAGAATTACCCACTCATCTAGTAGATCACATAGAGAAAGTGACCGTATTGTGGCAAGCAAATATAACTAAATCTCAATCTCGTAAATTAGGAACTTTATTTAAAACAGGAGAGGAATTACACATCCTCATTATGAATATAGAAGCATTTAGTACTGCTAAAGGTGCTCAATTTGCTCAAAAATTTATGCTTTCTCATAAAACTTTAATGGTTGTAGATGAATCAACGACGATTAAAAACCCTAAGGCCAAGCGTACTAAAAATATTATTCAACTCGCAAACCGGGCTCAATATCGAAGAATTTTAACAGGTTCTCCTGTTACTAAGAATCCATTAGATCTTTATAGCCAGTGTGAATTTTTAAGTCCTTATTTGTTAGACTTTACTTCATATTATGCAT